CTGACCGCTCTCGCGGCCAATCTGCCGTTATACGGCAGACGCCCACCTCAGCTTGATGTTGACGGCATGAGGACGTCCTGCACGCTCCAAGTGCCTAATGTCGACGGATGGCAATCCGCCGCGCTTAATTAGGAACTTAAGCAAGGCGCCAGGACCATCCAATGGATCGGATGGAGACCTGGACGACACAACATAGCCCCTAACTTGGGGACTATGCAAATGTTCGTCAAACCTCTCGGGTTGATAGCCCAAAAAGGAGTGACGACCAAGCACTGGAGAGGTCGGCAAGACAACGGGAAAGTAACGAATTACTGCCCGTATCTCGTCGTCCAACCAAGAACATGTTCTCCAGTAACCAGCCTGGTAAAGCTGATTACGTAAAGAGACCATGCTAATGATCCCAGTCGCGTGTGTCCGTTGTGTCGGGAAAACCTCTCTGGCTCTGACCACACTTACGTCAGAACCATCGTAGTAATCCCGGCCGCAAGACTCTCTGAATTTACCTGTCCAGAAAGACTTGCCAGTGTTAACTCGTGACCCAAAAGTCTCGAGCACACTCACAATGGACTGCACATATTCTACGGGGACGATAATATCGTCACCGTAGACGCGCACCTTGTCAAGAAATGCCTTTATGGATTTCTTGCTAAGGGGTGTGTTGAGCTCCCGTTCGATCCCAAGGAATATCAATGTCGTAAAGACCATTGCTTCCATAGGGAACGTAAGAGCTGAACCCATCGATGCGAACTTGGCAAGGCGAACAACACCTTGACCAGGAACATCAGCCTTACGGCTCCTGCAAGCGTCGACGGCCCCATGCAAATGGGGATGGTCGACAAGCATGAGCCTTACCAGCTGATTCGAAACGCGATCGGACGCATCACTCAGATCGAGTGTTGCTAGTGTTCCATTACAGGAACCTTCGAGGGCCATACGCTGATTAGGCGTCTGATCATCAAAGCCGATAAGCCTATTGAGTTTATCATCACTCTCTAGGTACTTAAGGAGAATCTCATAGATCCCCTGCTGTACGTACTGTACAGAAGTGGGCTCCATAGCGATAATCCTCGGCGTTTTGAGCGTCTTAGGAACGGAGATGACTTGTACAGGCATCTCCGAACCGGGTTCGACGATGTCCACATCGGCATACTGGTCGAGAAACCGCCAGTTTGGTAGAAGGAATTCCCCAGCAGGGAACAACTTCTCCAGCCGTTGAGTCCATGCCCTATTGCGATACTTTGCGTTTCCACGCAACTTATCGGCAGTAGATCCTGGACCATGTTTGGGAACAACCTTCCCGTAGTAGATATCACTATCTACTTTCGAGAATATGCTCGCAAACAATAGTGAGGAGACCCTCTTGAAATCTGCAAGATCTGCAGACGACATTGAGGAATCAACCTCACGGACATCGTTCTCACAATCGATGTAACCACGCATAGCTTTTCTCACCCGAGTATCACTACAAGGGAGAGAAATCTTGTCATACAGCAACGTAAGTTGCCGTACAGCAAGAATTGCATCTATGCATGGTGCATCGAGCAACACACCACTACTACGGTCGAACACACGATCGAGGAAACCTCGTAGAAATACGGGGAGACCTGCTCTCCACTGGAAACCAGTGAAGAGATCGCGATCGACCCAGCCTCGGTCAAGACCTTTTTGGAGGTCCTTTCCGAATTTGGGTAGGGTAATCGTCAAAAACGAGAACCCCTCATGTTCGCACCGAACCTGGACTGTTTTAAAGTCCATGGTGGCGCTAGTGCAACACCAACTAGCAGACTCGTCTGCTAGCTTTTTCCAGAGCATCATTTGGCTTTTCATGATTCCTCCTAATAGAGGTAAACATCCAAAGCCTGATTTTGCTCGCTACTATGATCCAGGACACCGGTGTATCTGGTGCCCTTTCTCATAGAAACCGTTGACACTCCTCTAGCTAATAAAACTCGCTAGAAGAGCACCACCCAGCGTACAGACCGCAAGCAGCAGAGAAAAGACGACCAATAGACGCCAATCAAGGCGGATATATAGCCATCGTCCCTCACTGCGAACGAAAAATGTACGTAGCTGATAAATCAGCTCTCACCTCCAAGAAGCTTGGTGATGAGAAGGTCCGAGGATGCGGTATACTGGGTTTTAAAGCCCGTGTAGATCGCAAGAGCCTCAGCGTTCGTGTACCCTGCAACAGGTAGGTCGAAGACGAGATAATGAGACATCCCGACTTTGACGTTCTGAGCAGGAATAAACGGATCTGAGGTTACCTTGGAATGGTCAACCCTCAAGACCCTTCGGACTCTCTTCCCGTAGGAAGAAGAACCCGTCAGGTCAATGAGACCATCGGCACTAGTGTATTTGCTATTGCCCAAGCCCGTATCAGTACGTGGCAAGGGAGTAGTAACCGCACTAATTGTGATGGTTTGTGGATCGGCGAACGCCATCAGGCGTGCTCCTTTTCTGCCTACATTATGTAGACATGGTGTTTGTAGCGGTGCAAAACCGCTAGCTACGTCGGGAAATCCCCAACGCAGCCAGAATCGAAGCCTGGAATCCTGACAAGGAATTCCAAGTAACTCCGAAACCATAGGGATTAGCCGGGATTCTCTTCTTGGTCTCAGTGACCAAAACGAGAGGACCCTTCCCAGCATTCGGGGCATTCAATAGCCCTGAAGTGCTGAGATTATAGGTATATTTAGTGATGGTTCTTTCCATCATATACCCATATGGCATAATCAGACCACCGGTTGCAAACCTGTCGATATTATGCAACACATCGCCAGCGTTTACAAACCAGTCAACGGCCCAGCTCCATGGGGCAACGTTCCAGAGAACTTCTGGAGTGATCTTGACGCCGAACAACTTATCGGCAAGTGAAGCAATACGTTCCATCTCCGACCGGGAGTCATATCCGGACGGAAGATAGTAGGTAAATGCTCCACTAAACCAACGATCACGCGTAGTATCCACTCTACGCACTAATTGTCCCAATGACCCACCTGCGAATGTTGCGAATGCGCCTCCGCCAGTTTCGGCAGAGGTAGATGCATTCACAAGCACCTCAGATTGGGTCTTTTCGGATGGGAACCGGTAATGACGTCGAACTACCTTACCAGCATCACGCTCGTACTGAGCGATGACCTGGTTAGCGTGGCGAATGGATTCAGCAAACTTGCTGATATCACTCACCATAGGTAGCCAGCCAAATTGGACATTAAGATACTCATCTGCAACTTTTGCAGAATGAGCTTGTCTAATTTTGCTTTCCCAAAACGAGGCACCAATTTTGGACGGTAAACCGTCCTTAATCAGTTCCCCGAGAAAGGTAGACGCATTAGCGGCCGGATTAGTGGGAGCACAACGAGCAATAGCAGTCGTCCCAAAAGCAGCCAAAGTCACATCTGACGATGATGACTCTGGCGGGAAGATGCTACCGCTTATTGTCTCTGGTTTTGGATAACAATCTCCGTCATAGACGAATTTTGTTTGTCCAACAGTCTTTTCGAGGTGAACATTGTCTTTCGGCAATGTTTCCACGTAAGACTTGCTCGTGTAAAACGGGCCACCAGCATCATTGAGTCCTGAGTTCTTATCAGGAGGCCAATGGTGCCCCTCCGAAACAGTAACCTGTTTCCCTGTAAAGTCACGCGTCCCTAGAGTGCTGCCAGTAAGGGCACCCGTCACGGTATAATAATCGCGACGAAGCCCCCCCGCTGATGCGGGGTTAAACTTGCGGCGTCTAGTTCCTTGTGGCTTAGGCATCCGAAACTCCTATGGATGGAATCCTCTCAGTAATGAGAGGAGGTGGTTTATGCACTGCGTTGGACAGGGCCTCTCGG